TGTTTATTCACATACCATCCAATTTTAACATTCACAACTTACTAAGGTTTTGTTTTGAGTATAATTGCCGTTAGTTTGTGAGCGAGTTGCTCTTTGTAAGGGTTCATCCTGAGTTGGTGTCTACCTGCATTGATTCATTACCTCCATTCTTCCCGCCTTTGTGTTAAAATCTGATGTTGACTTTGCCGCCATTTCTTGTCGCTTTACGCGTGTTCGTTCTGAGACTTGAAATCTTCCGATTGTTGTATCGATCAGTATCATTACTTAAGCTTTTTATTTTGTGTTTGTCCAATTTACTAATTCACCATAATTTTTATTGTATATCTTTATTCTTGTAAATTTTGGTTTGCTTTTAATTATCTGTTTGGAGTATAGGTGGATTTCACACTTTACGAGACCCAGTACGCCGTGAGGCAGGCACTCGTTGTGACCGTTTAGGAGGTGTGTTCCGAAGCCTATATGGACTAATCTAAGTAATTGCAAAACTGCTCTTGCTGAGTCTTTCTTCTACTGTTCTCGGGATTTGCGATTTCCATCAGCTTATCTACGGACTCTCTGTTCGCACAGTAGATCTTTCCTCAGAATGTTCTTCAAATTTTGATTGTGTCTTTAAGTTTACGTCGCGTTTAAAGTTTTACGGACAATTTGAGCACTGCTCACGCGAGTTGTCAAATTTAACCCTATACCCAGGGCGATGGAGACATAATTATTGTATGAAGCAAAGATTTATCAATTGGCTTTTCCTTAGACCTTCACAGAGGAGCTTTGTTGGTTTCCTCTAAGAAACCAACTTTCTTTTAACAAGTTTTCATTATGGCCACAATTACAGTTTTTACGAATGTTCGCAAGTGCCTTATTGAAGATTGCCAAGCTAAACCCGCAGGATTTTTCTCCATGTGGAATCATATGAAAAACAATCACAAGGATAAATTTCTTGTGAAGTGCATGTGTTACAAAATCGTTAATGATTGGTCTTCTCATGAAGAGGAGTGTGCTTTTCATCAGCCCCAATTTTGTGCACAGTGTGACAAGAAATTCAAGGATTACGAAAGATGCATGAACCATTATGCTAATTCGAAATGTACTCGTCCACAAGCCCAAAGTTTGGGTCAAAAATCACTTGAAGAAATTCGCATCCTATGTCGAGATAACAACTATAGACGTAGGCTTGTGAAGTCATTGATTTTGACCAGTGACATTTCTAATGAGAACTGTCTCTTGCGCAAACTAGATTTGCCGCATTGGCCCGCTTTTAAGAGTACTGCTCCACGAAAACATCTAGTGAGCTTTCAATTGAATTTTGGTCCACGCGTCACAATACATCGTGGCGAAAAAGAGGCTCAAGCACTGTGGCAAAGGATTGCTCCGTTTGTTAGTGTTGAGGCCCAAGCTCAAGCTCTTTTTGGGCTTAACGTGTCTCATACTTTGCAGATGCAAGATCCCCTTCTTGCTGACATGTTCACCAGCTTGACTGCCTTGCTGAAGAAGATGAGTGCACCTTCTACCATGATTTCTATGGTTATGAATTTGGCCTGTAAACTTGTTTACTTGTTCAAACTTGATATGAATGATACTCTTGCACGAACCACTTGGTTCATGGATGTTGCTCTCACGTTTTGCTTCGGTAGTGAAGTTCTCGAGATGTTGATGTCTCGTGTTGCGGCCATTTTTGCCCGCCCTGTCACGCAAGGTCCCAACTTTAGTGCATGGGCACAGGCACTTGTTGCCATACTTTCTGCTCTTCTCTTCGGTGCACTTCCATCCAGTGAGTTTATTTCCACGCTTGTCAAGTCTGGAAACATTGCTCGTGGAGTTATGAACCTTTGGGGATTGTTTGAGAAAGTTCTCAGCAGTTGTCTTCCTGGTCTGTATAAGTGGGCCACTGGCTATCCGTTGGAGATTGGCGAGCTTTCCGAGTATTTCTGTGAGATCAAGGAGTGGTATACTGAAGTTCAGGAACTTACTGCTCTAGATCGCGACCGAGAGATTGCTATGGATGAGGATGCTTGTCGTCAAGTTGAATTGTGCTACCGTCGTGGTTTGCAATTTTCAGCTATGGCTCAGGAAATGCGGTTGGACCTCAAGATGATTTCATCGCTCAATGCTCACATGGCAGCAATCAAGATGGTTTATGACCGTGCTCAACAGTCAGGTGCTTTTGTTGGTGGTCCTCGTGCTGAGCCATTAGTTATCCAACTATATGGAGGATCAGGCGTTGGTAAGTCACACATGATGACACCACTGGCTCTTGAACTTCTCAAAATTGATGGCATTACTGACCCTAAGAAGTGGAATCAAGAGATTTATTCGCGTGCGAACGAGCAAGATTTTTGGGATGCATATCGCAACCAGAAAGTTTGCTTATTCGACGATTTTGGACAAATGCGCGATTCTGTTGCTCAACCCAACTTAGAGTTTTTCTCTCTAATTCGAATGGGTAACATCGCCCCATGCCCACTTCACATGGCAAACCTCGCTGAAAAGAACAAGACCTATTTTACATCAAAGGTTGTTATTCTCACTACCAATACGAGGTTTTTGGATCCTGTTTCTTTGACTTATCCTGAGGCTGTTCGTCGGCGCATTGATGTCGCTGCCCACATTAGGGTTAAACCAGAGTTTGCTAATGCACATGGTGGAGTTGATCCTCGCAAAGTTCAGGGCATTTCGACTGCTATTTATGAGATTAGTCTCATTGACCCAATGACGGGCAATTATTCTCATGATGCTGATATGACATATGAACAGTTTGTACAACTATGCTGCATACGTTATGTCAAGAAGATCAAACAATCGAAAACGACTCTGCAACACTATCATCAATTGGCTGCCGCACCTCCATTGTTCCCTCAATATTGTGATCAGCCGGTTCCCGAAGCTGTACCACAGATTTTTGGTATGTTCAAGAAAGAACAAAATGTTCCAACAATGGTTCACCAAAGAGTTAGGGACAATATTGAGGTCGCCACTGTTGAAGAGCTTAACTGGTTTTATTGGAATTACGAGGATTTCTCCGAGTTCTTCCCTGAGGAATTTACTGAGATCATTGAGAATTTCTCTGTTAGCTCAATGCATGCTGATATCCAAGCTATGTCAGATGCCTGCACTGAGGAATTTCGGGAACTCTTGTTGACCAATTTGCCAGAGGATCTGACATTTGTTTGTGCGGCTGCGAAGGAAAATTTGCAAATGGCACAAGCTTTGGGTTTGAGCGAACTTCATGCAAGCGTTTGGCGCATTTTCTCTTTGG